CTGCTGTTGGCTCGGTGGTGTTGTCCACTTGTGCCTCACTTTCCGTAGTTGGTTGATTTGTTGCATCCGCTTCGCCTTCGCTAGCGGCAACTTTAGTTACTTGTGCTTCTGTAAATGCTGGTGACTCAACCAAGCTGACCTCTTTTAAGGTGGCTTTAGTTACATAGATATAATCTTTTTTCTGTGATGATTTAATAACATCTACTCCCACAGATAGACCATCTATTAATTGCTCACTTGCAAGCATTAACGCATCTGATCCTTGCATACTTGCGCTGATCTTAAAGCTAGCATAAATGCCATCTTCTGCTTCATTAAAATTTTGCATACGACCAATAGGCTTATCATTTCGATGTTGCATAAGCATCTTTATCTTGCCGGGATCACCGACATCTATTGAGCCTTTAGCAAAGACAACTTTACCAACACTTGTATTGCCGGCGGTCTCAAACGGGACAATTTTGCCAGCAATAACTCTACGCTCGCCGTCTGCGCTTTCTATTTGACTACTAAATGTAAGAATCAATTTGAATCCGCCCATGTTAGGACTGCAAAGGTGAATGATGGGGTAGTGCCACCAATTGTGCCGACTACTCTTAATTGATCGGTAAATGCAGTAGTTAATCTAATTACTTCTCGTGTAACGCCTGTTTTTTGTGTAAATGTAGCAATAGTATTCCAGTTAGTGCCATCTACTGTGTCTTGCACTACCACATCTAATGTAGGTAAAGTGCCGCTAGCTGCTGTAACGTCTAATTGCATTACTAGTAGTCTTGCTGCAGATAGTCCTTTAACGGCTGTGCCGGTAACTGTTTCAGTGCGAGCAGCTGACGCTAGTAGCGTTACCGTGCTAGCAGGTATATTGGCTTGTTGTATATCACTCATGCATTTTCTCCTTTTGCGCTGTTGATGTACTCAGCATCGCCACTTTGATTTCCGTTGGGTGTTAGATCTTCCATTTCTTTTGCTTGCTCTAGGTCTATAAGTCCTAAAGTTAACATCTTCTCTATTGTCTCTAGTCTTGCCTTATCGTCTGATCTTAAAAAAGTTTCTGAGATATTAAAGCGCACAGTTTGTCCGGCAGCTGTTACGTCATTCATACTAAGTCTGTCTTCTATTGCGCAGATGTAAGGCTGGAGAGAATAAGCGACAAATTCTTTCCGGCCGTCAATGATATTTTGATAGGTCATGGAATTATTCATATCTGCACTTATGTAATATGCAGGTACATTCATAGCACGTGCAATTTGTGTGGCTAAGTATTGTGATGCTTCGTTATACATCATATCTTTAGGACTAAAGCCAACAGTCTCATATGATAATGTGCTCGTTAGGTATGCAGTAGATCTTGATTGACGTGCTGCTTTCCAAGCTGCTAATAAACCTTGTACTTGTGACTCTGGCATGTCTGCGCCAGTATTTTTAATAAAACCAGTAGCCATTGGTGTCTGTGCTGCTACAGCTGCGGCTTTTTCTAAATCTAATGCGCTTTGTATTGTGCGCCCGGCGGTTTGTAATACGCCTTGTGTAAGTCCTTGAAAAGTAATTAAACTTCCAACTCCTGACATGGGTAATTTTTCGTTATCCAATGTGTAATATAAAACTTCTGTGCCTTTAGCATTTAATTGTGGAACTACACGAGTATTAGCAACCCATTCAAAACGAGATGGGCGCAGGTCGTCCGCAAATATTTCGGTGACACGCCAATATGCAACGCCATAAAATATAAGACTATCGACAGTCCACGAGATAGTGACGGATCGTGGCTGTCGAATATCTGGCTGATCGCACCAGAGTGGCTTCGGTAATTCTGCGCCTGTAGATTTTTTGTACAGCTCTAATGGTAAATATCCTATAACACCTTTAATTAAATTAGCGCATCTGTTAACCGCGGGTACTTGTGTCGCCAGTGTACGATCCATCGGACCTGCACCAAATGTGTTATAACCAAATCCAATAATGCTATCGCCCATAACAGCTGGGGCATATTGCGCCTGTACGGTTTTATTATTATTAGTTAGACCTAATGCTGACAATATACCCATATGTATACTTTATACCACAAATAGTACTAATAGTGCAAATTAGACAAAGATTTGCGCGGTTTGTTGCGGTCTACTTAATTGACTTACCACCATAGCCAAAGAAATGGCAGCTGTGACATCTCCGGCTGATTTACGTCTTATTATACGCCAGCCAGCATCGTTAGTCTTAGCTGCACAGTTATTTAGGTGCTGTACTAGATCTGCCTGACCACTATGCACCATTCTGCCGTTAGCCATACTGTCTGATAAGTCTGAGCAAGCTTGATAGAAGGCTTGACCTGATACATCTTGCATACGCCATCCGCTTTGCTCTAATCGTGTCGCTATTGACTGTGTGGCGTACTTATCAAAGCAGATAATGTGTGGGTGATACTTACGTGCCCACTCATTTACGTCACTTGCCATTTTTACTTCATCTATTGCAATATCACTATGCCACAGCTGTGCAAGTCCTACAGCTATTTTGTCACCTTTCATTTGACCCATAATTAATGCACCTGATCGGCGTGTCGGTGCAATATCAAAAGCCATTATAGTCATTGGCCCAACAGGGATCTCTAAGGTACTGTCGCTGCAAGCTTCTATACTGCCATACACCCATGGACTGACTGCGCTATCTATCCACTGGCATAACATCTCTGTGCGTGTAGCTTCTACGCTATTTGTGTTAACTGATTCTTCTAAAGTCTGCTCATTTATTAAATGCGATAGTGCAGGATTAGCCATAGCCCACGCTTTACGATCATGTATCTTACAGTGCTGCGGAGCTGACCATTCATAGTATCCTAAATTGTCAGGTGGGTAAGATAAACATCTTTCTCTCAGATCATTTAACACTGTACTAAATCCATCGCCAGCATTACTTGTCATTAGTGTCATAGCGTTAGGTCTTGCACGTGTAACCGGTAATGCGGCTGTAAATGCTTCAGGTGTCCATTCGCGTAACTCATCTATGTATAGAAAGTCTGCAGTTTTGCCTCTGGGTGCGTCCCGGGTGGCTGCTGCTATCTCATACCTTGCGCCATTAAGTAAAGTAATAGATTCTTGACCATTTGCTAGGCGGATCTGTCTTACTTGTTTTTTTAGCCACTCATTATCTTCTATTGTGTAAGCAACTTGTCTAAATGTGTCTAATGCCATGTTTCTGTTAGAAGACATGCCTAATACGTTCTTAGAGTTCCACAAAAAAAGATGAGCAAGGATAAGCATACGAGCAAGGTGTGTTTTGCCGTTTTGCCGGGCTACTAATACGAGAGCTGTTTTTTTACGCCAATTTTGTTCACTGTCTACAGATAAAAGATCATCTAAACACCAGCGTTGCCATGGGATAAGCGGCAAGCCTATTTTTACAGCTAGATCTGCAACTTCTTGTGCTTTGCTATTACCTTTTAGTAAAGGCGTGTGGATTCTAGGCTCAGTGCTGCCTATAAGTGTGACCCCTCGTAGCGTCTGTTTTACTTCTGTATCAATCTGCATCAAAGTCAAGCGTATCAGGTTTGATAAATGGTGAATCCGGCACTGTTCGTGTTGTTTTAGGGAGAGAACGTTGTGAAAAGATAGGGGGGGTCGCCTTACCAATAAAAAAACGACCACCTTTGGAGCTGTTACACGACTTGCATAGCACTTGTAAATTATCAGGACTCCACATGTCGCCGCCTTTTACACGGGGAATTATATGATCCACTGTATGACCCGGTTTATTACAAATAGCACACTGCCAGCCATCGCGGTCTAAAATGGTAATGCGTAGCTTCTTCCACTTACCTGTACTTATTGCTTTACGACTCAATGCCAACCCTTTATCTTGTAATGCTCTAATGCTTTACACATAGAACCATAGCGATGTAAATTATATTTAATGCCCCAATTAATTTGTTTAGTACCATCAACAGTAGCTAAATACTTAGACCTACCTTGTGGTATGCCATAATGTGAGCCATTACGTGCTAATGGGTTAAATCTAGATTCTGCCATATACAGCTCTATTAAACAGTGTGTCTCATCTAAATCATTTAATGTTATTAGTATGTACTGCTTGTAATGAGTTGGTTTGTAATTCTCTTTAGCAACAGAATAATCTTTTAAAAAGCAACTGATAAATGCAATTAGCATAAAAGTCGCCCAAACTCTGCGCCTTCCGAGTCTTGCCTTCGGCGACTCAGCTTTTCGATTTAAGATCGAACGCTTCTTTAGGGTATCACATGGATGCAAATTATTCATAATTATGCGTGTCGTCACGCTTAGGATAAGTATCTTGTAAAGGCCATGCAACATGTTGAGTTTTATCTAATAAGTAAATATAACGATGTTTCTTAGTGCGAGGCTTCCACACACCTGTTAAATGACGCTTAATTTTACCCCTAGAATGTTTAACAGTGCCTCCATACCAGAAGTCTGTTGCAGGTGGGGTCAAGCCATAATAGTTAAAGTTAGCAGCTTGATATATTGTGCCTACATGCCTACTTGAATCAGCATAACTAATCACAGCTTTAATGCCTTTTTTCTTTAACTCTCTAAGACTATAGGCTATAAACTTAGATGCTATGTTACTGTGATTTAATGAAGGCTCAAGCACCAGCCTAGACAT